AAGCTGTTCGTGAAACTGCACTTGCTAACGCTAAAATGGCTCTTGAAGAAGCATTCACTCCACATCTAAAATCTATGCTTTCTGCTAAACTTGCTGAAGACGACATCGAAGAAGACGAAGACGTTTACGAAGGTGAGCATGACGAAGACGAAGAAGAAGATGACGAAATGGGTGAGATGTCAACAAGACCTAAGAGGGACGATGAAGACGATGAAGATCCTGAAGAAGGTATGCATGATGATGGAGAAGAATCCTCACGCCGTGAAGATGATGAAGATGAAGAAGAAGTTGATGAAGGTGAAATCATTGAAATCGATGGTGTGAAGTATGCTCCAGTTGTTTCTGAAGAAGAAGAAGAAGACGAAGAAGACGAAGAAGTCGATGAGTCTGAAGAACTCGATTTAGAAGCAGTAATCAAAGAACTTGAAGAAGAGCTAGAAGAAGCTGGTGATCCTGGTGATGAAGAAGAATCTGTCAACGAAGGTCCTGATGAAGAAGAAGAAAAAGTTGAAGAAGAAGTTGTGACCGAAGATGACGATGAAGATGACGAGAAAGACGAAGTTGATGAACAATCTACTTCCTCTGGTATCGGCAAAGGTACTGGCGTGAAAAAGGCTAGTGCATCTGATGAAGAAGATCCTGGTAAAGGCCAGAAACACGAATCAGTTGACAAGCTACAAGGCGAGCTTAAAGAGTACAAGGAAGCTGTTTCTTTCTTAAGAGACAAACTTCACGAAGTTAACATCCTTAATGCTAAACTTCTATATACCAATAAACTTTTCAAAGAGTATGTATTGAGTAACGACCAAAAGTTAAAAATTGTTGAGACTTTTGATAGAGCTCAAACAACTCGTGAAATCAAGTTGGTTTATTCTACACTTGCAGAGTCTTATAAAGACAATGGTGGTGAAAGAAAAGAAGTTGTTAAGGAATCATATGCTAGTAAGAAATCTGGTGGAACTGCACCTAAGACGAAAATCATTACTGAGGAAAGTCAAGTTGCAGATCGTTTTAGAAAACTTGCTGGTCTTAAATCTTAAACCGCTTAATTGGAGAACGATAAAATGAGCGAATATATAAATGAATCTCTTCTTGATGCTTCACCTATAAAGAAGCAAAAAGATGAGAGCGCTAAACTCGTTGCAAAGTGGGACAAATCTGGACTTTTAGAGGGAATGGATAATGATTGGCAGAAATCTGGTATGGCTGTATTGCTAGAAAACCAGGCTCGTCAGTTAATTTCTGAAAATTCTAAAACTTCGCCTTCCGCCGGTTCTGGTGTAGGAGACGAAGAGTGGTCAGGTGTTGCTCTACCTCTTGTAAGAAGAGTTTTTGGTAACATCGTTGCACAGGAACTTGTTTCTGTTCAACCGATGAATTTACCATCCGGACTTGTGTTCTTTCTTGATTTCAAGTATGGAACAAATGCCGGTAAATTTGGAACAACCGATACCTTACATGGTAAACAAGGTCCTAATTCACCATCTGGTTCAGTCGCACCTTTTGGAGAGGGTGGACTTTATGGTGTAGGTCGTTACGGATATTCAATAACACAATCTGCCGCAAACATTACGTTTGCTAATGCATTTACTGGTGGAACTCAAGCATCTTTCAAAGATATCGATTTCGATTCTGAGATTTCTGCTTCTATAAATAGTGGTCATAAACTATTTAAAGTCACTGGTAGTATTTCTGGTCTAACAAGACCTGATAAACTTGCACTACGTTCTTGGGGCATCACTAAAGCTGGTTCAAAAGAACTACCTCAGTTCCGTAAAATATCAGGTAACACTCTTACTTTGATTGTTACTGGTTCACTCGGAAGTCAGTCTGGTTCTTTTGCTGTGGATTATCCACAAGAAACTAATGCTGCTAATCGTGGTGATTTCGAGGATAGAGTAGGTAATGCAACTGTTGATTCGTTGAATATACCTGAAGTTAACCTTGAAATGAGGTCTTTACCAATTGTTGCTAAGACTCGTAAGTTAAAAGCTGTTTGGTCACCTGAGCTTGCTCAAGACTTGAACGCTTATCATTCTGTAGATGCAGAAGCTGAATTAACTTCAATGTTAAGTGATTACATCTCAATGGAAATTGATTTGGAAATCCTTGATATGTTGATTCAAGATGCTGTAACAGAAGATTACTGGTCTGCTAAAGCTGGTGAAGATTACGATGCAGGTACTAATTCATTTGCTACGACTACATTCTATGGAACTCGTTTCGAATGGTATCAGACTCTTGTATCCAAGATTCAAAAAGTATCAAATGAAATTCATCGTTTGACACTTCGTGGTGGTGCTAACTTTGTAGTTGTTGCTCCAAAAGTTGCTACCATTCTTGAATCACTTCCTGGATATGTAAGTCAGCCTGGTGATGGTGGAAATGACCAATTCAGTATGGGTATCTCTAAGATAGGTCAAGCTGCTGGTCGTTACACTGTTTATAAGAACCCTTACATGACCGAAAATTCAATCTTGGTTGGATTTAGAGGTAGTAACTTCTTAGAAACTGGTGCTGTATATAGTCCTTACGTTCCGTTGATTACAACTCCATTGGTATACGATCCTAGTGATTTTACACCAAGAAAAGGTGTGATGACGAGATACGCTAAGAAGATGATCCGTCCAGAGTTCTATGGTTTGATTCATTGTAAGTCACTTGACTTAGTTTAATCTAATCATAATTCTGATACATAAAAAAAGGGGGCATTTTTGCCCCCTTTTTTTGTTTTCAACTAAAATAAAGGTTGACTCTTGTTTTGAAAAACGTTATATTTATAGGTAGGAGAATTACATTATGCCAAAATTAGATTATGCCTATGAAGACCCGTCATCGTTTGAAAGTGGACAAACACCTTACGGAACTTACGATGCCGATTCAACTTTTCAAACAGATATTGTTTCAGTAACTAAGTGGTGTGCTAAAAGACTTGGTTTTCCTGTATTACAATTGGAGATACCAAGTGGTTCAATATATGCTTGTTTTGAGGAATCTGTAAACGAATACTCACAACACATCAACAACTATAATATTAAAAATTGGATGTGGGAACAATATGGAGAAAAGAATAGAATATCAGGTTCATTAAGTACAGGTTCTGCTGATCCTGTAACTCCATCTTTAGGAGCTTCAGTAACTCTTTCCGATAAGTACGGACAACAAGTTGGTCTTAATGAAAACTATGATTTGAAAAAAGGATACATAACTTTATCTGGTTCAAAACAAGATTATGATTTACAGAGTGTTTGGGCTGATGATAACGAGAGTGGAAAAAGAATTGAAGTTCATAGAGTATTTAATCATCAACCAGCAGCTGTTTCAAGATTTTACGATCCTTATGCTGGTACATTTGACCAAAGACAACTTCTTGATGCCTTTGGTTTTGGTAATGTTTCTCCAGCAATATCATTTGTACTAAAACCAATCTCTTATGATTTAGCTAGAGCAAATGCTATTGAAACATCAGATTTGGTAAGAAAGAGTGCTTATTCTTTCGAATTACATAATAATAACTTAAGGATATTTCCTGAACCTACAGAGGGGAATGCTGGTGACAAGATATGGTTTGAATATTATGTTAAAGATGATATCAGAAATACCAACAATTCAAATGCTTCTTTACAAGGTGGTGTGTCAGATCCTTCCAATGTTCCATATAAATTTGTTACTTATAATTCCATTAATCAACCTGGTCGTCAATGGATTAGAAAGTATACTTATGCTCTTGCTAAAGAG